GGTTATTTGCGCGGCAACAACATAAAGTACCTGTGGCGCTACCGCCAAAAAGGTGGTGCTGAAGACCTACGTAAAGCTCAGTGGTATTTGAATCGACTCATCACTGAATTTGAACTTGACCCTTTCTACGATCCACTTGCCTAAAACAATGTCAACTCATCCACTTGACTACATCAAAATGAAGACCGCTCCTGCATATATGCAGGCTGAGGTTGCAGAACACAACCTCAAGAAGGCGGAAGAATTTGAGCGTTACGGCTCGATTGCAAACTCAGTTGATGCCGCTATGGCTTGGGAAGAAAAAATTTGGAATGCACGTACAGAGGCAGGCTGGGCTTGCGACGAAGGCGGCTGGTACGCTCCAGATGGAACCCACGAGTCCGACTGGGACGGCGAGTTCCCCGAAGAAAAACACGCCTGAGGTCAATGCCTGACACCGTTAAGCTTGCTTTCTTTGCCGGTTTCTGTGTTGGGCTGATTACTTCGGTTCTTATCTGAACGATCACACCTTCATGTCTGAGTACAAGGTTCTATTTGGCGTCGCACATCTCGGCGCCTTAGCTTCGTCTACCTGCATTGCGTTTGATACGGAAACGCTCCAGCTGCAGCCAGAGGTGGGTAAGCTGCGCCTCATTCAGTTGGGCTGCAGCGATGCAAAAACAATTGTTGTTATCGACTGCTTCGAATTAGACGACGACAGTTGGGATGAAGTATCCGACTTCTTTAGTGTAAATAGACGTTGGGTAGCTCACAACGCTGTCTTTGATCTTGGTTGGCTGCAAGAACACGCAATACGTCCCAAGGGGGAGCTGTTTTGTACGATGTTGGCCAGCAAGTTGTTATCTAATGGGATATCTAATGTAAAACATGGCCTTGCACATGTAGCCAAAAGGCAGCTACGTATTGAGGTAGACAAGGAGCAGCAGGCGTCCGACTGGGGCGCCAAAGACCTTAGTGAAGAGCAGCTTGTCTATGCGGCTAAGGATGTCGAGGTGTTATTAGAGCTAGATATAAAGCTGCGGAGGGCGCTGGCAAATACCGGTTTGACTGGAGCAGCGGGCCTAGAGTGCAAGGCGCTTCCGGCTATGGCTCAGATGTGGCGTACCGGATTGCCTTGGAACCTTCATGCCGTCAAACAGCTACGAAATGACTACCAATTCACGATTATTGCGCTCAGCCGAGAGTTTCTACGGGAACTGGATACAGCGCTCCCTGAGGGCAAAAAGCTCCCCAGAGAAGTGCCAAACCCTAAAAGACTTTCGTACCTTCGAGAACGTCTCACCGAAATGGGCCACGACGATGATGTCCGCGAGCGGTGGTATGCGGAAATTGAGGAGATCGAAAGAGCGGAAACATTCAACCTCCGCCCAAAAGCTTCTGGTTCTGTTCGCCTTGGCACCAAGCAGGAAGCAGGCTTCAACCTAGGCAGTCCTAGACAATTATTGCAAAAGTTCACCGATCTGTTAGGGGAGCCGCCTGTCAATAGCAAGGGCAAACCCAGTGCCGCTAAGGAGGCGCTTCAGGAGTATGCTGCCGATCACCATGTCATTCAGACCTACTTGGCTTGGAAAAAGGCGGAGAAGCGCCGTCAAATGGTTGAATCAATCCTCGAAAAAGCAGACGAAAATGGTTTTGTTCGTGCCAGCTATCTGCAGCTTGGAGCGGAATCGGGTCGGATGTCTTGCATCAAGCCCAACAACCAGCAGATTCCCCGTGATACGGAGTTTCGTCAATGCGTTGAAGCTCCTGATGGTTATCTGCTTGTTGACGCGGATTTTAGTCAGATGGAATTACGACTCGCTGCGGCAGTGGCTCAAGACGAGAGGATGACCAAGGCGTTCCGGGATGGTGAAGACCTTCATACCGTGACCGCCGAAGCTATTGGGTGCTCTAGGCAGATTGCAAAGTCTGCAAACTTTGGCCTTTTATATGGATCTGGGGCTAAAGGGCTGCGGAATTACGCTGCTGCATCTGGCATCACCATGACTTCTGAAGAGGCTGCTGAAATCAGGAAGCAGTGGTTGGATACATATCAAGGAATCCAGAAGTGGCAGCGAAAGAACGCAGATGACGCCCGTAAAACGGAAGGGGATATGTTTGCGGAGATTCGTATCCCCGGTTCCCGGATGCGGCGGTTCTTGCCTGGAGATATGAACCGGCTGACTGTGCGGTGTAACACCCCGATCCAGGGGGCTGGTGCGGCCATTCTCAAGTGTGCGCTGGGTAGCCTGTGGCCTCTGATTGAGGCTGCAGGGGAGCTAGAGGTAAGGATCGCAGCTTGCGTGCATGATGAAATTTTGCTGCTAGTTAAAGAAGACAAGGCTCAGCATTGGGCAGCGGAGCTAAAACGAATAATGGAATCCGCTGAGGCCAAGTGGCTGGGTGAAATCCCTCCGCTTGCTGAGCCTTCAGTGGGTAAACGGTGGTCTGAAATTCACTGATGGCTAAGAACGAGCATCGCAGTTACACCGGGGCGGATAACGGGAGGGCCAAGCTCACAGAAGACTTGGTCCGTGAAATTCGTGAAAGGTATGCCCTAGGTGCAACTGTTACAGCCCTCATTGATACCTACGGTTTATCCCGCGTCGCTGTGGAAAACGTTGTTAAGTATCGCTCTTGGAGGCATGTGGTCTGATGATTAGTATTTATCGCACCAATGAGGGGTGGGCGTATCACGTTCCAGCAAAAACAGGCTATTACAATAGTCTTGGAGAGGTGATGGATGCTGCCTATGCAGCCGAAAACAGGCAGGCAGATCATCATGCGATACCTCAATTACGAGATCGCCCGTGCCACAACTGCCGATTTGCAGCGGGCGGCTAACTTCCTGGAGCGTGCCAGGGAGGTCAGGCGAGGTTGTAGCCAGCAACGTGCAAAATCGCGGCACGACCAAAAGAGCGGTTGGCGTAAGCATGTAGACGACTCAATTAACTGGTAACACATCGCTAGAATAGTACAAAGTTCTTGTGTGCTACATGGCGATTCGCCACGGGAATAAGACATACCTCCAGATTCTTTTGGACCCCAACCGCGCAGAGTTGTTGAAAGAGGTGGCCGAGTGGAAGAACATGCGCCCCACGGCTTTGGTTCGCGAAGCTGTTTACAAAATGTTAGAACAGCAGGTTCCGCCTGATGTTTACGCAGAGGCGTGCCTTAAAGATCAAGCTGCATGGCACGCTTCCGTAAGAAGACGTGTTGAAGGTCGATTAAAATCCCGAAGACAATCGGAAGACTCGGGGAACTCTGCTGACACCTGAGTTAATGGGTGATAATTTAGCGCCGTAGTCAAAAACACTCATGACGCGGTACGCACTCTCCATCACACGCCCGGAAGTTGATCCGCTGTACCTTGCTGCTTCTTATGAGCAGACAGGCAGCGGTATTCGTATCACCGATAAACGCGAAGATGCCTGTTCCTATGTGACTATTGAGCAGGCAGCTGCTGTCGCACGCGCGCTACGTCACACGTTTGATGCAACACCTAACGTCATCGAGGTGGAGCACTGAGTTGGACGGATTTAGTCAATACATCAAGGACATTCTTAGGTATCCGCTCCTAAGTAAGCAGCAGGAAATTCTGCTGGCACGTCAAGTCAGGGAGTGGGTCAGCACCGAAAATCCCACCCCAAAGCAGGTAAAGGTTGGGCAGCGGGCTTACCACAAGCTCATCAACTGCAACCTTCGTTTGGTGGTATCTATCGCCAAGCGATATACGCCCCATGCACGCCGGACTGAAATGTTCGACATCGTGCAGGAGGGCAACATGGGTCTTGCTCACGGGATTAAAAAGTTCGATCCAGAGCGTGGGTATGCGTTGTCTACCTACGTGTATTGGTGGATTCGGCAGTCGATTACCCGTTATCTCAGCTGCAATGACCGGATGATTCGTCTTCCGTCCCATGCAGTGGAGATGATGTCCAAGTTGCGGGCGTGGAAGCCTAAGTTCTACGCGGCACACGGTAGGTATCCAACGCTTGAGGAATCTGCGGAACACTGCAAGACCAACCCTGATCGGCTGAGGGATTACCTGGAACGGTCGGAGGATGCCATGAGCCTGGATCGTGTCATCAACGGCACCGATGGGGATGTCACCCTGATGGATGGCATCACTGATGGTGAGCACCCGATGGACAAGCTCGATATGCTTCTCTCCGCTGATGAAGTGTTCGACATGCTGGAGCGGTTGGATGAAACTGACCGCAAGATCGTCATCAAGGTCTTTGGTCTCGATGGCAAAGAGCCTGAGACATATATGAAGGTCTCTAAGGAACTTGGTATATGCAGGGAGCGCACCAGGCAGAGGTGTCAGAGGGCACTTAACAAGATGCGCGTTATGGCTAACCAGAACCCACTGATGTCGCGATGATGAAGTGTCCTGACTGTGGGTCTCTCGTCAGTAGAGTGATTCTTACTCAAAGGGCCAAACTTGGTGGGCAAGTTGTAAGACGTAGAGCCTGCAATGCCTGCGCACACCGCTGGTACTCGATCCAGCCACCTGAGGAGCTTGTTTCTAAGTATCAGCTCGTTTGGAAGAAGTCGAGTGGCAAACCCTGTTACCTGAAGGAGGTCAAACCCCATGAGCAAAGTTGAATTGGTTTGGGCAACGCCCGATGCTGAAAAACTCGTTGTCAAGATGGCTCGCGTGAGCAATCCGACTAACGAAGATAACTGGGAAACGGGTCCTAAACTTCTCGGTTATTTGATGAAGCACAACCACTGGTCGCCATTTGAGATGGTGAACATGTGCGTGAAGATTGAAACAGAACGTGACATTGCGGCCCAGATTCTTAGGCACCGCTCATTCTCGTTCCAGGAGTTTTCAACGCGTTACAGCAAGACGCAACCTGCAGAGATGCCTACTTTTCGGAGGCAAGATACAAAAAATCGTCAGAATAGTTTTGATGACATCCACCCCACGCACCAGCAGGATTTGCAGATTGCAGCGGGGAGGGTAATTAAGGATGCTTTCATGCTCTATGAGTCATTGCTGGAGCGCGGCGTTGCAAAGGAAACTGCGCGGCGAGTTCTCCCGCTCTGTACTCCGACGACAATGTACATGCAGGGAACGGTTCGTGTCTGGATGCACTACATCCAATTACGGACTCTCAAAGACACCCAGCTTGAGCACCGAGTTATCGCAGAGCAGTGTAAAAAGGTCTTCGCCCAGTGCTTTCCAGAAATAGCAAGTGCGGCCTTTACGCTGGAGCAGTCATGAGCAAAGTCCCCTTCCTTAATGCACTGGAACGCTGGGCGCTGTGGGTACTCGTTCGCAGCTCCAATGTCGGCATGATTGCTGTTAAGCAGATGGACGGACCACTGCTATTCATCGCAAACTCGCCTTTTGATGAAGTCCCCATAGCAGGGTCTAACCCCATGGCAGATCAACTAGAACGGATATATCGCAGTTCTGCCAGCGATGGAACGTACCAGGGGCCGGATTGAACGTTTAGAGAACGGTATTTATAGGATTTGTACGCCTGGAGGTGGGATGTGCGTTGACTGCACAAGCCATCGAAGGGCGCAATCAATTGAACGGATCTGGTTTCCCGCTGAGGATTGCTAAAGCTCGTTTGTAAAACATCGAGTCTGTTTTTCCTGCACGTTCCAGGGCTTCTTTTACCTTCTTCCAGTTCTCAAAGGTGTGTCTGTCCATGAGACTCATGAGTCTTACCTTGTTACGTTACTGCCGATCCAGTTCTCGATTGCTACTTCTCTAGCTTCGCTCCAGTATTCGCGGCCTCGGAACCACTCGCGCCAGGGGTGGGCGGATTTGTGTGAGTTGCAGTTCAAGCAACATGCCACGATATTGGACTCGTGGGTCGCTCCACCTTTTACTTTTGGGTGGACGTGATCGAGTGTTGCGTTCTTGCCTAAAGGTTCAGCGCAGTAGGCGCAACAATAGTTCCAAGCGGTCAGAACTTTTTCACGGAAGCGCACCTTTGCGGCCTTCCGTGTGACGAGCATGGTCTCGTCGATTTGGTGGTCCACTACCACCTCGCGTCAAGCAATACCAAAAGGTTTGACTTGCGGCTACTAAAACTGTATCCCCTTTTACCTTTACTTTTTATTTGGGATCAACTAGGATTGCCCACCCCGTTCCAGGGCCGTCGCACTCCCAACGGCGTAGCCAATTGCTGCGGCTGTAGTACACAAACTTGCCACTTTCTTGGGTGTTTGATTCATAGCCGCCATTCAACATGTTGGCTTTGCCGTTTGGATCGTGGAAAATAAATGCTTCCGGCGTGTAGCCCACACAGCAGCTCCAGTGGCCGCCACCTCGGGGATCACCAATTGGTCCTTTATGTAACCAGCCCACTGCAACGGGGTGGCCAGCATCAATCTCTCTTTGGAGAATGTCAGCCGTTCCATTGGTGATAAAGCGGGGTTTCAGGCCGCATTTTTTAAGGGCGTCAAGTTGCGCTCCAACGGATGTTGTGTCGCCAAACTCTTTGCGGATGGTGTTGTAGGCATCGTCGCCACTTACTTGACCGTAAAACTTGGCGATCATCGCGCAGCTATTTGAGAAACATTCTCGATAGCCCGTGCCGGATGCGTTGTTCAGCTGATACTCGTATGGCACGTCCAGGATCTTTTCGCTCGCCCCAGTGACTTCGTTCTCGTTCATCAGGCGGATAAGCTTTGCGGCGTATTCTGGGTCGGTGGCATAACCCTCGCGTACCAGGGCGCGGGCGCAGTCTTCGCGGTTGGGTGCGTTGTTCACGCCCCAG